CCACCACTTTGCATCTTCTGGAGTTGTTCTGCATTCTCTGCAGTGTTGAAGCCGTACTTAATGGCGAACCTATCGATAGCGGCAGAGACAGCTACACCTGCGGTGTAATCTGCAGTTGCTCTGTCAGTTACTTGCTGCTCTTCACGAGTTTCCTTCGTATCTCGACGGATGAGACCCTTGCTTTCGATCTTCTCTTTAGCAACCTTATACCGACTGATCTCTTCAAAGACTTGTCCGTCAGTCTTACGACCAGACATATAATCAATCATCCGTTGCTCTGCACCGGGAACCCAGTCGTTCTGCTTCAGATACTGGAGAGTTTTGTTCTGCTGGCTGCCAGCTGCGGCTGTAGCTCTGTTGATTTCTGAAATAAGACCGTTGACACGAGCATTAGCAGGGTTCTGTCCGGTAACCTTCGAGAACTCTGCGTCAATCTCTGCCTTAAAGCCGGGGTACTGAGAACGAAGAAGCTGAGCTTCAGCTGCTAACCTCCCGTGGTAATCTGTCTTCGTAATCTTACCGCCATCCTTCGCACTCCGAAGAGTGTTCAGTGTCTCACCTAGTTCAGCTACTTGCTGAGGAATAGGTTCACCACTTTCTGTCGTAGGACTGTCGCTGATGATGTTGTTGACGCCGATGTTAGCCTTGATCTTCTCAAGCTCTGCAGTGTATGCACTTCGCTCATTGCTGGCGATTTCATATACTTTATTCTCGATGTCTTTCTTGACTAGCTGAACTCCAGCCTTGCCTAGGAAGTCTCCCATACCAACGACGTTAGCGAAGAGATCGCCATAGCCTTTGATCTTCGCAGACTCCCCTTGAGTTTCAAAGGATTTAGCCTGTCCTTCATACTCAGCAGATCGATCTCCGATCTTCTGACCTTCAGGCATTATCTGGTTCTGTTGAACTCCCTGAGGACGAATACTGTCCGGGGTGTCTATGGCCCGACTATTAGCTCCGTAGGTCGGGTCATTAGTAGGACGGATTTCTGGATTAAACGGAGCCATTATTCAGCTGCTTTCTTTTCTTTAAGTTCTTGTTGACGTTTCATCGTATCCCAACCGGATGTCTTCCGACTGTCAGGAACTTTCTTGACGTAGTAGTCCATAGTGACCTTATCGAGGATGGATTGATTATCACGCATTACTCTATCGACGAGTTCAGTACGACGCATCTCAGGATAACCTAGGACGTCTAGGATGCGCATCGCACGGGTGAAGTAACGGTGAGCTTGTTCTTTATCGTTCTTGCTTGCAAGGAACCCACGCTTCATCTCCTGAGCAAACATCTTCTCAGTGTTATTATCGTAGTCCTTCAACGAACGTAGTTCATTAGTCATCGTCTGGATGTCGTTGATCTTAGTATCTTTCAGACCAGTTATGGCTGAGAAGATACCTTGAGCAGCTCCACTGTCTGCCAACCAAGCTTCGTTCTTACTAATCCATCTCCCTGTATTGATGGTAGCCAACGTCCGGAAGACAGCATTAACAGAAGATACTTCTTTGAAGACATCTGCTGCGTCTTCCATAGTCGGTGGGAAGACTTCAGGATCACCTTGGATCATACTTCCAAGCATAAACCGCAGTCCGTCAGACTGTTGATATGTGCTTTTCGCTACACTCCAAGCAGCCCCTCCAGCGATATCGAGATAGCCTTTATCAGACCTACCGAGACCGTTGAGGAACTCCAAACCCTTCGTACCGAAACGATTACCGACGTCTTGGAAAGTACCTTTCTGGAAGTCACCTCCACCACTGGCGATAGCGCCAATCATACTAGGAACACCTTCCATCAACAGTGATGTGATGAAGTTATCTCCTACTATATAATCTTGCTCTAGTGCCTTATTCCGGAGATAATCCACAACAGGAGCACCTGTAAGACCAGCAGACATAGGTATGCCATACAAAGCTGCGTTTGTTGCGAGCAGCCTTGCTCGTTCAATACCTGTAAGACGTGTTCCATAGAACAATTCCATCAACCGTATTTGATAAGTATAGAATTGGGTAGGAATGCTCCAAATGCCTTGATGTATAGCTGAGGAAGAAGCTCTAGACATATTGACGTTAAGAAGATCAGCCCGCTGGAGTATAGTAGCACGATCATCGTCAGTAAGACGACCAACGGGGTTCTTGTCACGGAATTCTTTATAAGCCGTATACCATGCACCGTACTTCGCATTACGTTCACCAGCCTTGAAGGGAGCTTGACCCCATTCGAGGAAGGTGTTGACACCGTCTCCGACGACCTTCTCAGACATCGGGTTATCGAGGATGGCGTATTCACTTCCGACGTTACCAAATCCTGTCTTTCGCAATTCTTCAAATGCTTCTTTGAATTCACCGGGACGCCATTGAGATGTACCGGGTATATGAAGCTTAGTAGCTAAATTATCGAAATGGTTGATAATCTCTGGACGACTGTTAATCGTACTCCAGAAATGAAGTTGAGCGGCATACGTACCGGGAGTAGCATACCTACTTCCAGCGATGCCGTAGATGTTAGCGTAGTTACCAGCTTGAACAATGAATTGAGGGATGTTGAACAAACCTAGTTTCATGTTGAAGACTATACTACGGACGAAGCCGAAGGGGTCCTTTAGCTTAGGAAGCATCCAAGCAGGATCGATAACCAGTCCCTTCGGACCGAAGTTTTCGTATAGCCTGTCGTATGTCTTCTGGGCTAACGAATGAAGTAGAGCATCTGTAGTAGAAGGGGTTCCTGTAAGTTGTTGGGTGTGGTATCGCGAGGCTTCCAGAGCAGCTTTAATATCAGCTGGAGCGTCCTTTCGGAAATCCGCTTCATTGAATGCATGAAACGGGGCGTGCCAAATCTCACTCTTCGAAGGCCTAAGATACTTTTCAGCCTGTCTCAGCCAGTGTTCAACTGACATAGTTTTGTAGTCGTCTAAGAAATTGCTTTTAGCAATCCTAGCCAAACCACGGTTCATAGTGGTGATAGGATCGACTAGCTTCGCTTGAGCTACCGAGTAAAGTGGCTTACCGCGAGTGCCAACATCGTCGATAGTAAATACGTCATAAGCATCACGCTCAGTAGTAAATTCGACTTGTGATTGTCTTGCAAGTGATCCTTCCCTTGTTCCGTCTTTGAAGTTGATATACCGACGTTCCATGTCGGAATCTATAGAACCAATCGACTCACCCTTACGGACAACTCGGATAGGCTCATTAAGAGAGAGGCGAGCATCATGATACTTCCCATTAGCATCAGGGCCAGCTGTAAACCAACCCTCAACTGTATTCCAGTCGATATGAAGGTTCTTATTGCTGTATTCACGAGCTGCATCTACGTTATCTGCCTTAAGTAGTTCACGGACTTTGTTTAGATGTTCAGCAACCTTCTCACCCATAGCCCGGACTTGAATAGGCATAACTGTGACATCGCCTTCGTACCATGCACGACTGGCTTTGTTACCAGCGTCATCGAAGGCGATCTTAGCTTGCTTTACATAATGGTCGTAGTCATACTCGACGTGACCGCCACCTCTACGAGGTACTTGGTTCCAGTCGAGTTCTCTTGTCTCTACAGTCTTAGCGAGGACGTATCGAATACGAGCATCCTTAACAACACCGAAGCCGTTGAGAGGCCTAGCTTCAGGACGGTACAGTTCGATTAACTTATATTCACCCTTGTCAATAAGATCTTGATATTCTTTCTTCTCAGCAACAGACATGCGTTGAAGATCCCGGAAACTCTCATCTCCGAGATTGTCTTTCATTATAAGGATGTTGTCATCGACAGAAGACAACTTCGTCCGAGTTACTCCGGAGAACTCCGGGCTGTATGCAATCTCACCGTCGGGTCCCATTGTGCTGATACGATGCGTCTCAGCTCCGACCCGTTGTTGATTGCGATGTTCTGCAAGATTACGGAAGATGCGGTCAATTTCCATACCTCGCTTGAATTCAAAGTATGCAACGATTTCGTCTTCGTCAGGAAGACGATTAAACCATTGAAGATACTTCTCCTCCAGCTCACCGGGAGATTTGAAGAAGTAACCACCGACATCGTCAGTCGAGTTAGGATCTTTAATCTGCTGTCCGTTTTCCAGAACTCTCTGGAATTCATCCCACTTCTTCCTCTTAGCACCGAAGCGGTTCTTCGTGCTGATTTTGCTAATAGTCTTAGCATTATCTTTCATGATATCGAAAAGAACAGACGGAGTGTAAGTCGCAGTCAGTCGGTTCTGACGCTCTGAAAGCGAAAGAACTTCTTCTGGTGTTCTTACTTTGCCGACCCATGCGTTAAGGAAAGTCTTAACCGGACCTTCAGGAACCTTCGTATTAGAAGTCTGAGCGATGAAGTCACGGATGACAGCGTCAGTCTCATTAATTGGTTTAGTGACCTTGACGTAGAAACCGAGGCCTTGTTGTTCGACAGTAACTTGTTGACGGACAGCATTCCTCTCCATCGCTTGATCAACGATGTGCTCTTCCCAAAGCCTTACCTGCTCAGCAAAGTGTGCACGCTTAGCTTCAGTTAAGTTAGGATCGTTAGCCCTAGCCTGATCGCGTTCGATAAGCTTCTTAGCTTTCTCGATGTTCTGAGTATACTTCGCTTCCTTAACTGCCTTAGCAGTACGTCCAGCATCAGTGCCGGGGAGAACTTCAGCATCCATCAAACCATGGAACTTAGCATAGTTCTCGGCTACTTCTTTGCTCTTGAAGTAACTGCCGTCGTTATTGCCAATCTTCATATCTACGAGATATGTATTGGCTACAGGTTCTTTATACGGCTTACCAACGTCCAATACAGCGTTCTTAAGAGACTTGTAAGTGTCTTTAATACTCTCTTGGATAGCACGGACAGCAGTCTCGTTTGTCATAATATCAGGAAGACGTTCAATCTTCTGAATATTACGGACAGCATCCATTATACGACTTGTGATCGTATTGCTACTCTCTTCGATACGATTTACAAGGTCCTGTCCAAGCCTGCCGGGGTTGTTGCGAATATCAGACAGATCTGTCCGCATAGTCTCCGGAAGTGCCTCTATAGCCTTCGTAGTGGCTTGGGGACCACCTTCAGCAGCAGTCGCTAGTGTTGCTCGTCCTGCTGTTGGTCCTTCTCCAATTGTTTGCCACGTAAGGTTACTAGTAGCACGAGTGACAGCGGACTCCTTAAGATCGCCCGCTGCAGCCTCAATAGTTGACTTGGAGGCGTTGGGGTTAGCAGCTTCCCTAGAAACATCTTTTATTGCCTTCTCAGCTCTCTCCATAATCTTAGAGGCAGGACGGACAGCTTCCAATCCTTTGACCGTAGCTTTACCAATACCTATGCCAGTTACGTCGAGAGGTAGTATTGACGAATTAATGAAGACGTCATTTGCAGACATCTCCACGACAGACTGAGCAAACTGCTCAGCTAATTGAGGATTACCACCGAGGACACCAGTCTTAAGACCAGCGACGACGGCATTCATCTTTGCTTTATATTCTTCGAAAGGAAGACCGAGGAGGGTCTTTCTTGCAGCTTCCATATTAGGACCGAGACCTAGTCCAGTCCAGAAACCTTGTCCAGCTGTGTTACGAAGATTGTAATCGGTATATCCGGGGATGCCCTGTTTAGCAACATCAAAAAGATAACCTCCCCAGCCTTGCTGTTTCAACTCGGCGTTGATATCTTCTGCAACCTTCCTTGCGTACTCACGCTTAGTAATCAGCGAAGAATGCTGCTCTTGCATCTCTGCGACACGAGCAGGGTCTTCACGCTTAGCTGCGTTAAGGACGCTATCAGGATTTCCCTGCGACAGCCTGTCGAGGGTTCCAATGAATTGTTTACCGTATGCCTCCTCAAAGACAGAATCAGGATCTGTCTGAGCAGACATGTTCTGTATTATTTGAGAGATCCCGGAGGACTCTTCGAAAGTGAGAGGTCCTCCTTTTTGTCCGATGACGTGCTGGATAACTGCTTCAGTTTGAGTTCGCTTTCGCTGGTCAATTTCAGAAGCCGCTTGCAGGCGGAGTTCACCTTCTTTTCCTTGCTGGAGATCGGAGAAAATCTCTTCTTTAGACTTCTTAAGAACTTCATTGAGTCCGTACTTTATTTTACTAGCTCGCTGTTCAGCAACCTCAGCCGATATCGGAGCGGGACTATCTGACTGAGCAACGTCAACGGCTACCGGCTGTTCGTCGATAGCTTCAGGTAAACCGATGTTGATAGGAATGTCTACGGACTGCGTAGGGTCGAAGATACCCATTAAGCGAGCCACTTCATCAGCGGACTAGGATTGTAGCCACCAAAGGAACTCGACTGACCGAAGCCACCGAGTTGATTGAAATTCTGTCCCATGTTGAAGATAGAAGGACCTGCGTTAAACAATTGACTGCCGAGTGACATCTGTGATTGTCCAAGCTGCATCTGGCTTTGACCGATGGCAACTTGACCTGCTCCTTGTGACGAAAGTGTTTGGACGTCTGCTTGACGTGTCTGGAAGCCTGCGTTGCTCTCTGCATAACCGTATGCGAGATTGCTACGAGCTGTTTGATTAGCTGCCTGCTGGACTGCGTAGTTATACGTCAAGTCTGCCATACTACTGTTGTAATCAGTAATAGCAGCATTACTATCGAATATGTTACGCCCAGCTTGAAGGTTCTGTTGAATACCGAGGAGGTTGACTCCAGACGCCCCGCTAATCTGTCCGTACGCTCCTTGAAGGCCTGAGCCCTTGCCTGCGCCTTGAGCAGTTGCAGTTGTGAGTCCGAGAGCCCTTCCACGCTGTTGGTTCCTTATTACTTCTAATTGCTGTCGTTTAGCATCTATTTCCATCGCTTGTCGCTTAGTGGCTTCTATTTCTTTCTGCTCACCGACAATGCCTTGGTTGATGTCTCTGCTGGCTCCAGCGGCTGCTACAGACTGTTGAGCTGCTGTGTTGTTTATATCACGCTCTTGTCCGGCAAAGACTACTGAAGCAGCAGCTTGCTCTTTGCTAATCTGAGCAGCTTGCCTTGCAGCTTCCGCTTGAATTCTTGACCCCTGTGCAGCTTGTGCAGCACCTTCTTCAGCCTTCTGACTGCCTTGAAATGAAGTAAAGGCACCGACAGCCATACTGCCAAGACCTAAAGCTAGTGAAGTTAAAGCCGCCATTAATTGATGCTCCGCATCTTAAAGTTCTTTCATATAAGCTCTCTCGTAAAGCTTATACCCTTTCTTTTCGTAGATCTTTCCAACCCTAGGGTCGAGGGAGGTCAGTGTTATCATTGTGCAACCAGCGACATTCTTAGCCCAGTATTCGAAAGCTTCTAATAGCTCTGCCCCTTCACCAGACTTACGTTTGTCTTCATTGATCCACCAAGCTATTTCACTAGCGAGTAAATGAGGTCCGAAGACGAAGGGAGATACTTGACCTGCAAGGAAACCTACACCGGGTTGAAGCAGAATAATCATTTGGTTCTGCGCGCCAGTAACTATAGTTTCGATGAGATTTCTAATCTGTCCTTCATCTGCGTATTCATTGTAACCAGTCTTTTTGATGAACTTCATGCTCATCTCAAGTACTTCTGGGAGATCTTCTATGGTTGCTATTTTCATTAGACGTTAATTATTTCGAGGATTTCGACGTTCCGTCCGAGGAAGTACTTTCTTGTGAAGTCTTCGAGTTCTCCGAAGGTAGCGAACTTCTGCTGGAGAGCGCCGGGCAATGCTCCGGTTTCATACCGCAAGTTCCACAGACCTGTCCGTTCGTCGTAAACCCCGTGGAGTTTGTTTTCTCCAGTGAACAATCTTGAGTCGACAACTCCTGCACTATTTTTAGCAGATTTGCCGTCAATTGCTTTGAGGACCAAGACTCTGTCATTTGTTTGCATCTTCTCCCTTCGTCGGGACTCAATTACGCTTGCCGTATAACTCATGCTTTAATAATTCTCGTGACGTTTACTGCACCCTCATACAGGAAATAAAACCCTACAACTGCCGTGATAATAGCCCACTGATTAGTATCGAGAGGATCTGTCCTGAAGGTAGCACACTCAAGAGCACTCCCCATAGGCCCTGCACACCCTGATGCTGAACCTACAACTTTATCCCAGATGTATAGCTTACTAAGAACCACGACAACTGGGGCTGCTAAGGCAGCTCTTAGGAAGGCATTAACCTTACTAGAGCCGCTCTCAGCAATTAGGACATCACGTTTAGCTTGTAGACTTTTGATGCGTTCATCAGCAGCTATTCGCTCCTGATCTGTTGTCGCATCTATCTTTCTTATGCGTTCATTCGATATAGCTGTAGTGATGCCATTGATCGTATTGAACGCCCCCGGTATCAAACCAAGGAGGAAAGAGATCATTTCTTCAACGGAAGCTTTGCTTTCTCAGCGATGTTAGTCGCAACGATCTGATCGGTAGAGGTAGTAACCGTACCAGCACGACGGCCGATCTCGGAGACAATACCCTTGATGATCAACAAAGTTGCGACGATGATTGTACCAGTGCTCTTAATGCCCTGAGACCAATCAAGCTGCGTCAAGGCAGTCCAATCAATACCTCCGAAGATACCGACGAGAATACCACTCAGGACTTCCATTCGGGCGATGAAGACGCTCCAGCTGTAGTTAAACCACGCCTTTAGGTCCGTCCAATATTTAGTTAACACTTAGTTCTTCCTTATGATTGTGTGCATAAACTGCAAGCGCTATGAAAGCAACGAGGCCGAAGCCTGCGAGGCCAAAGGCAAGCAGATGATTGTTTACGTAGTCCCAGACAGTCTGGCTCTGAAGTATCGCTGCAGTACCGCCGACAGCGATTGCAGCACCTGTAGTCGCGGCAACTGCAGGAGCGACCTTCGTCGATGAACCGTAGTTCATAAACTTCAAGAGACCTGCTACTCCGAGCTGTTGATCGACAACATCAGGATCATACTTGCCATCAGCAACATACTTACCTTTACTGTACTGATTAGTTCCTGCCCAAAGATAAGGGGACGGTTTATCCATTCGAGCATAACCGAGACCATTATATTCCTCAAGCTTCGTCAATGTACCGCCGATGCTCCAGTCTGTATTCTTCGCTGCGTACGGTGGAGCATATAGGAGAGCATCAATAGCTCCCTCTTCCCAAGTAGCGAAAGGTCCACGTCCTTTCGGGACGATAGTCGTCTTCTTCTTAAGACTTTGACCATTGCCCAAGTAAGTCTGGAAGTCTCCGCCGCTTTCACGGTTGTGAGCGACTGCGATAAATTCCCATGGGATTGTATATCCCTTTTCTTTAAGAGCGTTGCTGACTGCTTCATAGCGAGGCTTATTAGCGATAAGACGATCGGCTACTGCTTTGAAGAGAGGACCCTTCGCAGCAGAGATCTTCATCTCATCCCAGCGTTTCTTATTATTTTCTGCTAGATTCATTTTAATCCTTAAGGTGCAGAGTTGATTGTTTGTAGTGAAGACCAGCCGATGATATCGAATGGCTGATCAAGGACTGATGATACTTTAAATTGCAAAGCCTTCCCATGTCCACGGACTTTCAGACGTCTTGAAGTATTACTGTAGTTCGTATCTGTATGCGTTATTTGCTGAGAAGAACTCCATCTTCCGGTGTTTCCTGTTGTGGCGAAATCCCACAGACCTTGAAAGTTATAAGTAACCGGAGTTTCTAACCTAGAGTATATGTTAACCCAGTTAGTCTGAAATTTACTAATGGCTGTGCCTGATAGTTTAAATCCAGTAATGAGATAACTGTTATACATTATACCAAAGTTATCGTAGCTTTCCCAGTCTTTATATGTATCATCTGTACGATTTGCGAAAGTAAATTTATAATTACTACCATCCCAATAAGATACAAGGTACTTATCAAACTGTTGATCGTTGTTGCCGCTAGCAGAATATGTAATAACTTGATTACCTAAGCTGTCAACAACAAGATCAGTTAAGTTGTTCTTAGCGACGATATCGACGTTAATAGGACGCGTCACAAGTTCCGATGATAGGATGGAATGTACCTTGACATCGCTTGGAGAAATAGTCCAAGGATAGAATGCATTAGTCCTGATGTTGTAATTCAACACCCTGTCGTATTCGTAAATAGCTTCTATGTCAGACTTCGGTTCACTCTTATACAACCAACGGATATGCCCGTCTGTCTTATCGAAGAACCCACGAGCGTATCGCTTACTGACAACAGGAATGCTGTCGTAGAACGTCTTGACAGTATCGTACGTCATGCTTTTAACAGTAGGCATTGTCTGCCCACCTTGCATGATGTAGATGCCTTCACTGTTCCACCAAGCAGGGAAACCACCGACGTTAACGAAAGAAGAGTCAGAGATTGTGCTGATGTCAGCGATCTTCAGAACAGCGTAATCATTCGCGGTAAATCCAAGCCCGGTACTCCCGGTGATAAACCACACTCCGTTGGCCGCGAATACACAAAGACCTCCCGGAACTGTGAACATCTTGATGATTGTTCCTGCCTCTGGGATGGTGATGACACCACCGTCGGAAGGAAGGAGATCGAAGAGATCTTCTGCGGTAGGATCGTTGACTTGGTAGGCATTCCCATAACCAGCAGTGCTCTCAAGGATTTGAGTGAAGTAAATATTACTGTTGAAACCTACGTAGTTAATCCCTGAGTAAAAGACACGTCCAGAGAAAAAAGCACACGCAGAAGGTCTTTGAAAACCTGTCGTAGTGCTTAGAACTCCAGTCAGACCGGATGCAGTATTTCGATCTTGGTTTGAAAGGGTGAGAACGAAATGTCCCTTAGGAGCAGGAGTATTTCCAGAGGTAATACGATTAATGCTAGGTGTCGTAGCATCAAAATTATCTGAAGAGTCTTTAAACCTCCACATAACATCAGCGTTACTCGGCAGTGTAGTTTGTGCAGTATCCCATGCAGCTAAGTTAGTTGCATTCCAACCTTGATTGTAAAGGTTATAATAATGAGAAGTATTGAGACTGCCTAGAGTTGTATTAGGACGATCTGCAACAGTATAAGGGTCTGCAGCAGCTCCTTCGAAATCCCTTATCTTAATTGTGATGTTTGTCTTAGTAGCTGTATGAGCGTCTATGTCGTAAGAAATACGCATAGGTTCGCAATACGGATGGGTTACGATTAAATAACCATTGCCGTCGCAAAACTGTGCCTCAACAGTATCTGGAACAGGTGCACCAGCAACAGGAACTAAAGTAACAGTAGTAGCCTGTTCTCCTGACGAGAAGATGCCTGTACCATTCGTTTCATAGAAATGAAGAGTATCACCGACTTGAACGACAGCTAGTGTGACGTTACCGTTACCGGCTACGTTTTGCCACAAGTAAGTCTTAATAGCAGAGGAAGATCTATCGATAGTTTTAGTATCAAAGTCTTTTTCTAAGTCTATTGCAGTCCGACGATAAACTGACCCATCTATATCAAACTCACAATCATACGTCTCAGTAACAGCCTTATCAGGGAAATTCATCCCTGTCGCTTCTGTTACCAGTCCGTTGATAAAACTATTCTCAACGAGGGTCGCGGCTTTCTGAGCCATCAGAAACCTCGACGTCTAGAGAAATTAGGGAGTTTAGAGAAGTTATGGGCGTTGTCGTTAATTCTTTCTGAATTAGGAATTTCAGTCCTAGTCTTCTGGAGATGTCTCCAGTTACGACGAGCAGACTGTTCCGCCTTCTCATGGCCTGTTTGTTTCAGTTCAGCCCACGCAAGACTTTTCGCTTCAGACAGAAGCAGAGCAAACTGCTGTGGCTGAAGTTCAGGAATGAAATCATCTGTTCTTTCGAAGTTTGCTATTTTCAAACCATAGCAAAGACTCTTACTACTCTGGAGAGTACTATCTACTTCAGAATCGTAAGAATCAAAGAAGATTTCATTGTCATCAAAAGAAGTATAATAATGAGGGGCAGTATCATTTCTATAAGTAAATGTAAGAACAAAACCAGCCATCGAGTGTTCGAAAGAACCTATTTCAGTTCCTTCTAAATTCCCGCTGTGCATATAGTCAATGAAATCAACAGGAGGTAGGTAAGTGAGATCAGTCCAATTAGGAGTCGTAGACCCGAGGGTTTTAGTATCATACTTAACCCATTCAATACGTTCGATGTTGTCCGGCTTCGTCATCAGAATAGGTTTATTCGGATCAGTACTTGCCGTGAGATTAAAGACAGTTTTGTTTGTAGTGAGATCACCGCGGGTGATGATGTCGTCATATACAGTCTTGATTATGTCAACGACTTGCTGACTTTCAACGCTATCTGTAATGGAGTTAATCTCATCACTGTCCATTGATGATAGGACTGTTTGAGTTAGTTCAAGTAATGTATATTTCATCGCATCCTTCGAGCCTGTATGTAAAAAGCATTGATTTCAGCATTGGATGTTGCAAAGATTGCAGAAGCATTTAAGAAGTATGTCGTTGATCCTGCTAGAGAAATTCTAGTACTTGGAAGGCTATGCATCACAACAAAATCCGCTGTAGATGCAATACGATTTTCAGAACCAAGACCTATAGCAGCTATCAAGTTATTATTAACGGTAGAGATTGCTGAATTAACTCGTGTAGTCGTTGTAGCTCCAGCGGTAGAGTATCGAATTTGATATGAAACATCCCAATCTCCTGCTGTAAGTGCAATAGAAGCTAAGTTAGCAACAACAGTAGACGTCAGAGATACACTGACACCGGAAGCCGAAATAACTTCTCCGATATACCCAGTAGGTGCTGAGTCGTTTGTATTAGTCCCTTGGATATCAATTCCACCGTTACCCGACCTAGACAGATCGCCCGTAGTATCTGCTATAAGAAGAGCTGAGTTTTGAACCAACTTACCAGTCGTTAAGTCAAATCTAGTTGCAGCGTTATCTGTCGCAGACGCCGGACCTGTGACGTCACCTGTTCCTGCCGGAGCAACCCACGTACCGTCTCCGCGCCAGAAGGTTGAAGACGAAGCGCCTGTACCGCTGTTGAGATTAGCAACAGGGAGATTGCCAGTGACGCCCGTACTCAACGGGAGACCTGTTGCGTTAGTAAGTGTAGCTGAAGCGGGAGTGCCTAAAGCACCTCCTACGAAATAAGCAGAGCCTGTACCAACTTCGTCAGTAAGAGCACTTCTTAAGTTAGCAGAAGAAGGAGTAGCAAGGAAAGTAGCGACACCAGTGCCAAGGCCAGAAACGCCAGTGCTAATGGGCAGTCCTGTCGCATTTGTTAGTGTTCCTGAGGCTGGGGTTCCGAGAGCACCACCTACGAAGTATGCACTACCAGTTCCTACTTCATCAGTAAGAGCTGTCCTTAGATTAGCGGAAGATGGAGTAGCTAAGAAAGCAGCTACACCTGTCCCTAACCCTGATACACCTGTGCTAATTGGAAGACCTGTAGTGTTAGTAAGGGTTCCGGAAGTAGGAGTACCTAACACAGGAGTTGTGAGTGTAGGTGCTGTTAACGTCTTATTTGTTAAAGTTTCTACGCCAGTTAGAGTGGCAAAGTCATCATCACTGAGAGCAGTATTAAACTGATCTCTAGTACCAGTAAGAGTATTAGAGGCAAGATCAACCGTCTTATTTGTCAGAGTAGCAGTATCAGCGTTAAGAGTAGTTTCATCGACATTAATCGTCAAAGTACTGCCCGGACCTGAATCACTTAAATTGATGTGGTTCCCTGCAGTAAGAACTCTTTCATTCTGAAGTTGTGGATCATTCGAAAGAGTTATGTACTCGGCATCAACAACAGCTCCTGCAACGACAGTGCCGATGTAGTCTTGAAGTTGAGAGAATGTAGCCGGTTCTTGTTCCGTCGTTGCGTCAGGAAGATTAATAATACGATTGCCGTTCATGTCGAAGTCGGCATTCATATGATTAGGCGTAGTGCCGTCACGACTAACTGTATTTTCTACAGCGACAGTCGTGAGAGCGTTGTTATTAGCCAACGTAGTTACAACAGAACTTTCATTCTGGAGGTTGACAATATTACTGAGGGTTAACTTTGTCATTAAGTTTTAATACAAGTCATCACGACGAGCGTAGACGGACGAGCTTCTGTTCCACCGTCAGATGAAGATGTTGCGGAGAAGCTATGGCTATGTGCCGTACCGGCAGTCGTAGTTCCGCTATATGCGTGGGTGTGGTTACTGCTTTCAGTGCTTGTAGAGCCTGAAAAACTGCTAATAACATTCAGACCGAATTGACCACCACCTGTCGAGGAGGTTGTTCCTACAACGAGGTTACCACTTCCACTACTATGCGTATGCGAACTGCTTTGATTTCCAGTGTTTCCACCGTACGTATGTGTATGGTTTCCTTCGGTACCAGTATTTCCTGAAACAGTGTGGGTATGGCTTTTATTCTGGTCAGTCTGAAGATCACCAACCTTAGTTGCTGAAGTCCTAGAACGACGATAACGACCAGCAGTAGTAAGATCAGGAAGAGTGACTGTTCCTGTATTCATAGCCCAAGGGGATACGAAGAAGGAAGAGGTTCCTGAAGATCCTGCTGAACTGGATAGAGTAATTTGTGTAGAAGAGTCTACAGAAAGAATTGTAGTACCTGCAGAGATGCCCGTGCCGAAGACGTAGTACCCTGCTTTAAAACTCGTAGTCGTCGGAATACTCGTAACTACAGCATTGCCGTTTGTACGTGTTCCTGAAGAAGTTATGCTCATGACAGCAAAGAGGCCGCTGTATGTAGAAGTAGAGATGACTGAGCCATCTAGCTCCAACCATCCGGTAGGAGCAACAGGAGCTGCGAAGTCTGCAATCATTCCTGTAAAAGCAGACGTACCAATGCTAGCCCAGCTTCCGCTGCCAGCGCCATCTGCGACGTAAACCGTTCCAAGGGACGCTGAATCAGCACCTTTCGGTTCGTGTAATTCTGAGCCTGTCAAAGAGGCGTGTGAGACGTTTGCCATAGAATTCCTTTGTTATGAAAAGGGGGACCGAAGTCCCCCGATCCAATATCCTTACGGACGCTCGTAACGGACGGTGATCTTCACAAGACCCGTAGTGAACGCCGTAGCGGTCGTACGAGAAGCGGTGAAGTAACCGACGTTGGTCGTGGCAACGCCACTACCCACCATTGCGCCAGCCTGCGTACCACCCTTGCGGAGGACGACCTTGTTTCCAACGGTCATCGTAGCGGTGACGAAAGCGGCGAGAATGCCGTCATAGTCGATTTCAGTAGAAGCATCGGTGCGGATGAGACCGACGTCAATCGCGGTGCCAGTTGCGGCAGCGGTTTCAACGAGAATCTCAACTTCCGTAATCTTCACCCCAGCAGGGAAGAAGATATTTTCATCGACGATATTCTCGGCTTCAGTCAGGGTGACGAGGTTCAAAGTGAACTCGATTTCCCGTTCTTTACCGTTAGTGCGATATTCGCCGCCAGCACCAGACACAGTCTGTTCGACGCCGAACTTCTGGCGGAGACCGCCAATATCAGTATAGGGAGCCATGTGTTAGACCCTTTCTTTAAGCAACTTGGTCGGTGTCACTGAGGACAACGCACAGGTTTTCAGGACGGAACACTTGGACGCCATACTCACAAATGGTCAGGAACTCAGTCTGCTGGAGGTCTTTATTGAACTCCGACTGAACCGTAGGCATCTGACGGAACGCAGCAATCCACGGAAGGGTATTGCCGGGCTCAGCCGAGAAGAACAGGTTTGCAACGCCAACCGTGACAGACGCGCCATTCACCGTCTCCGCGATGTCGCGGGGGAGGTAGTTCGACACATAGACGTCAAAGCCGTAGATGCTGAAGCGGAACTGGAAACCAGAAACCAAACCTTCATTGACCATGTTGCCCCACTTCGGCATCGGCGACAGCAGGTTAACTGCGTTCGTCGAATTCTCGATTGCAAAAGCACCCGAGGCGTCAATGATGGCGGTGAGATTACGCATCGGGACGTTCGCCTTACGGAGAGCATACTCCGCAAGCATGAAGTCTTTCAGCGAAAGCGTTTCGTTAGTACCCTTAGCAACCCAGCGATGCGCAGCACCGTTGATGTTGTTGAGGTTAGATGCGGTCTGCGAAGCGTTGGCGCGATTGAACACGCGGGCTTCGAAGCCTTTCATCAGAGCGCGGTGCTGCTCAGGGGCGAAAGCCGACTGAATTTCAGCGCTCCAGAACGAATCACGCTTAAACTTTTCCGAGATCGAATTGGCCGAGTACTTGTACTGGTCAATTGCGAAGGTGAAGTTACCAGTATCAAACTTCTGATACTTGATGGCCTGACCTTCCGCGAAGTCCTGCTGTTCAGCCTGACCCAATCGGGGAATATTTAGCGTAGTGCCGTCCGGGAAATCCGTGATCGTTCTGACAAACCGCATGGCGAACAGATCATCCTGAAACATCCTCGTGATTTCACGAGAGTAGAGGTTTGCGCGAATGAAATGTTCATTAGTTAGGGTTGAAAAACCACTAGCCATGAATGTAGTCTCCTTTAGTGACCGTATGCATTCCAGTCACCATCGTTGAACTCGTCTCCGAGTGCGATGGCATCTTTAAACATCTGGTCTTGGATTTTCGGTGTACGGTAGAGAGTTGGGTTTTCCTTCCTCAACTTTTGGTAATAAGCGTTAGTACGCTTCATCGTCGGTGCGAAGGGGTCTCTTCGCTGGGAGGATGTTGGAGGGCTCTGGAAGTTCTCATCACGCTTCTGACCTTCAATGCCGAGAGTTCTATAAAGAACTGACGGGTGCTTTCGGGCTAAGTCGTTGACGAAATCTTTGTCAAGGCCAAGTTCTGCTACCTGTTGTTTAAGAACACTTTGGTATTGTGGACCGTAGTGTTCGGCGAGTTTTTTCTCGACTGCTTTGTAGTTCTGTTCTTCAAGACGTTGCTGCTCACGAGCAGACAACTTCTGTTCCAACAGTTTCTCAATATCGTCGGGATTAAGGACGGGTCGCGTATCTTCCACCGGGGTGTGTTGTGTTTCGATCTGCTGCTTCTGGTTTACTAGTTGGTCTAGATATTCCTTCAGCTTTGGTCCCGCGTTGTATTCTTCTCTCAACTTAGTCCAGTCTTGACGGAGTTCGTCATGACGTGCCTTAAGATGATCGACGTATTTGTCCGCCTCGACTTTACCTCTTGCGATAGCTTTGTACATATCAGCTTCTGATTCGTACTTACTACGGTCGAACTTACCACCGGGTCCGGTCAGTTCAGCGAAATAGTCTTTGTTCGGATCGATCTGGATCTGGTCTTCCTGATTAGTATCGTTTAGTAAATCCATTAGTAGCTCCTGATTACTTCGATGAGTTCTTCTTTAGTCATAGTCGTCCTTGCGATGTTCTCGTCGGCGTAGATAACTACAACGTCAGGGCTGTTTTTATGGATGTTAATTAGGATATTCATTGCTCTCTCTGGTCTAGAGTTATAAGTTCTTTAATGGAAGCAATCATACTTGCACAACCGTTGTAGTGTGCCTGAAGATAAGCCCAATTCGGATTAGCGTAAGTTCCCTTACTACGTTCCGTCTTGCCGAGTTCTGCTTCCTTCTCGTTTAGGAGTTCATATAACCGTGATAGGACTGGCCTTGCGCCGTACAGTTGGTTATTGAAGTTCTGTCGTTCTTCTTCTGTCTTTAGGTTTTTGGTCCAAACCGTTAACATTTACGTTCCTTGTACAGCTCCGGCGAACTGTTCTTGATCGAAGTCATTTCCCATGCCGGTGGGAGTGCCCATCACTTGCATTGTTTGCTGTTGTAGAGCAGCAGATAGACGCTGTCCTTCAGCTTGTTCGGAGAGTGCGACGTACGGTACGACGATCTCACGGTCTTCAATATCGAAGGAAGTTTCAAACATCTTCGACAACTTCACACTTGAGAAGTGTGGCTGCACAGTAGCCCACAGAGCAGACTGCGACAGCGCTGTAAGGTTCTGAATAAGCTCAGCCTGCTCAGCAAAGTGGCGTGCTGCCAGCGGACGTATCCGACCTACTCCAGTAATGTCTTCGACGTTCAGAGTACGGAAGGTACTTGCCTTCAGTTCGTCGTCGAATACCTTGATTGTAGTCGATCCTGACAGCATACGCCGAGCAAGCTCAAGCATTGCATTCAAAATAGGTTCGAGAATTTGTTCTTCGAATTGTTTAATCTTGTTCTGGAACACTCGGGAGGCAGCGTTCTCAAGGCGTTGTACTTCATACTTCGTTTTCTCGCCCGGTGTGCGGAAGCCCATAGCTTCCTTGGGTGCTCCAGCCATCTCCTCCATGAGCGCTGCGATGTAAGCATTTTCGCTATTCGCTTGTAGAATCTGTACTTGGGGTTGTATGACTTCGACGTCACCTTCTTCAGACGCATAGATGATTTCTCCCGGTTGGAGAGTAAACGCTTCAACGAA